TCCTTTGAAGTGCCGGACGATACACGTCTGTGTCTTGAACGCGTCGGACGGGATTTTCACGAGCAGTGGCCCGCTTTCCAACTCGACGATCTTTGCGCGGCAGAAGACCACTTCGCTCGGCCGATGAGCGACATTTTCGAGTTTGACCTCCAGTCCGATTCTTTCCAAACGCTTGAACCAACTTCTCATGTGCTTCATTTGCGATGGGTGGACGAACACCAAGGTGTCATCGCCGTCACAGTAGAAGTGGCATTTGTTGCGTTTGTAGCACAACCCCATAGCCCATTGCAGAGCGCACAGGAACACCGACTTGTTGCCAGCCGACGTGCCTCCGGTCCCGGAGGCTCTGTTCCCGAACAACATCGCCCGCATTTCGCGGGTTTCGATGTTTATTCTGTTTTGGGAGCTGAGACACCTTTTGATGTCGTCGAGCTCGGGGTATTTCATCTTCTTCAACCAAGCAAGGAAGGCGTGTCTCTCCAACACACCAAGCCATCCTTGCGAGCCATCGAAGGACGTCGCGTCGAGTGAGAGGCAGACCCAGCCAGGAGTGAACATTTTGATGATGTCCTTTGCTCTCTGACCGGGGCTTCGCCCACTGGCGAACATCCGAGTGCCATTCTTGTTCCGCAAAACATGGTAGAACTCCTCCTGCTTGCTGCGCGCAGGGAGCTCCACGATGATGGGGCCATTGAGTCGCTCACCGGCTTTGGTGAGTTCCGACCCTAAGGCGAAGAATTGGTGGGGGACGATGGCTCTACCTCGAGAGTTCCTTTCGCCCCACTTCACCATGGCATTGAAGAAGATTCTTTGTACGAAACCGTTCTCCCGCATATCGGCTATGATTTTGCGGGCGAGAATTGCTTTTGTGCCTGAATAAGCAGCGGCGACGTCGTCGTATGTCTTAAACTCTTGCGATTTGAGTGATACCCTCCCAAGCTCGAACAGGTCGTTCAAGTGTTTCAGATAGGCTTTCTCATCTCGTTTTGAGAGTGACTTTGGACGGCATTTCTCCGCTGCACGATGCCTGTCAACTAAGGCATGGGCAAGATTGAGTGTGCACGTACACGGTGTTGAACTTTCTGGTTCGCCAAGCCCAAGGAGAACAGCGATTTCTTTGATCGCAGTCCCCATGATTTGGACATGACTTCGGGAGCAACTGCAGTACACATTGGGTTTTATGACGAGGGAATTTGTTCCCTCGAACCCATAAGCGTGTCGTTTGACGAGCCGCTCTGTGTCCTGGTTCACCTTCAGCGTGCGCAACCTGAACAGGTCGGCAGTTGGTGGAGGGCAGGCATATATGGCCAAGCCTTGCAATTTTGAACCAGCGCAGTTAGACGCTGTCTCCCGGAGCCTTATTGGCGAAAATGCCCCAGAAAGGGTGCCTCCCGACTCATCCTACGGAACAGGACGATTACGGGCGACGGGATTGCTGCCTTTGGGTCAGCATCCTTCAACAGCTGTTTGTAGTGCTGGAGAAGGAGGATGTTGAACGTCCCGGCGTCGCGCACGCGGAAGTCCTTCATCTTGAGGATCATGTTGAAGGCCATCTCCTCATCGATCACACCCTGACATTGCCGGAGGAAGTACTCCTGGGCTTCGTAGAGTGTGTTTCCCTTGGTGGCGACGGCGTGCATGCCGTCGACCTCCTTCATGCCTTTGTCGAAGGCAGACTCAAACTGAAGGCGCTTCTGGTGTTTGGTCTTGAGGGAATGAGCGACGGTGCGGGCAACGAGCATGTCGTTCTGGACGAGGTACTTGACGGCCTTGCGGGCGCGAAATGTGCGCCCGAGGGACTTTGGATGACGGACCGAGTCGTTGATGACACGAACTGCGGCGTCCACGTCTCCATTGAACGTGAACATTGCTCTCCAAAGCATGTAAGCGCATGCGATGAAGAGGGGTGCTGAGGTGCAGAGCACAAGTGCGAAGAGCTGGAGATCACTTACTGTTTCCATGATCATTGTAATGCCCAGGTCCCTTTTCGCGTGTTGTTGTGGCGGGCCCGGTTGCCTAGGGGGAGGTCCGGGTTTGTTTTTGCAATTTTCGATTTTGGTCCGAAGGACCCTACGACAAAGCGGACAGCACGCGATGGCTGCCAACGAGTTGATGCTCACACCGAGCCCTTGGGCGGGGCTCATGCTTGTTCGATGTGGAATACCCTCACATGAATCAAGCACTGTGCGCTATCTCGTCATTCTGCTCTCCTAGTAGGGCCCACCGCCGGCGCGGGGATCTAGTCTGACTATTTATATATTTTCTGTTTGAGCGGCTCCGCCTAAGCCGCTGCTGCGAGAGACCCAATCGCCTCGATTACGGGTGCTAAGTCCTTATACACTCCGTAGGCCGACGAGGCGTAACCAGCCAACTTGGTCACGACAGAGTGACCTTTGGTATTGGTTCCCTTAGTTTCTGACAGAGTTGCACCTGTCGTCAACTTCGGGCTGGCGTGGTCAGTTGACACGCCAATTGGGTTCCCTTGTGCTTGATGGAACGAAGCGGCTGCCTTGATTGTCGCCTGGGTGGCGGCAGTCAGCGGATCAGCAGCCGCAACGGTGGTGAATGCTCGTTGGGGAGCGGACGCCTGGGCCAAATGTCCGTTAGAGTAATAGGAGGCAAAGCCTCGGACCATGTACTCCGCCTCAATCGTAACGATGAAAGAGGGGACGACCACATTGTCCACCGGAACAAACTCATAGAACCGATTGAACACGGCTGGTTTGTCGACGGTGGCAGTAGGGTGGAGGGCCAGGAGGTTTGTTGGGGTGTTGAGACACGTGCCCACGTGTTCAGCCCACGACGACTCAGGGTTTGCGCCGGCCTGAGCGTCGTGCCGCTGCACCGTTGAGTTCGAATAGTGCACGCTCTCACCAGACGGGATGAAATTCTCGCAGTACTCACCAGATGTGCACATCATTGACGTGCTCATCGGAGTACCTAGAGATGACATCTCATTAGGTGATGCCACACACGGCCCCTCTGTGGCGTCGTTCATGTACGACACCAAGGAGGTATTGTTGTGTGTGACTGTGCGATGCACCGTGAACCCTTTGTTGAAAGGTGTCGCGACTTGCTGGACTCTGAATCGCAGCCCATTGAAGATGGCGCGATATGAGCCACTGGAGAGGATTCCAGTGCCACTGTCATGAGAGAGGTCGAGTTGTCCGACCAATTCATGACCTAAGCTCGTGGTGGTTGTACCAGGAGCATACAAAGGCAAAGCCCTCGAGGTGATGTCATAGGAGATCACACTACTCCATCGAGTAGTGGATCTCGCTACTGCCAGCACCTCTTCCGTCCCAAACACGGTGTATTTGTCAAACATCGTGTAGGGGGAGAGGAGTAAGCCAATAGTGTGGCCAGCAGCCGCGTTCAACGTGATCTGCTTGTTGATGCGGATCGGGGTGCAGTCAAACGCAGTGTCCGAGCATACCGTGCGGGGTATGCGAGCATCTTTCCTGTGGAGGAAGTCGAGGTACCCGCCGTCTCGAGCAACAATTGCTTTCAACGACGG